CACGCATTGTATAGCGCTTATTGTCGATCATCGTGGGAATTGTATCCGCATCGCTGAATGTATAAGCACCAAGACGAATGATATAAAGAACCATTGCATCCTTGGGATCTTCTGGCGCAACAGGATTAATAGCAGAAGTACCCTTCACAACACCAAACTGTCCGTCTCCAGTGACATAAATCTTATCAACTCGCGGAAGATAATGCTGAATATCCGTGGTCATAATACTATTAGCCTGGAATAGCGTTACGAGCGAAGAGTTTGTTCCTGAAAAATTTGCACCATCATTTCCTTTCGTGGGTCTGAAATCGATGGCATCACGTAGCTGAATAAATCCATTTGAAGACTGATATGACGGAATGACGCCGTAATCAACGCTATAGGAATTAACCGAGAAGTAATCTCCGCTACCATGAGTAAAATTCTTTAAAACAACCAATAGCCGACCCACCGGAGCAGGTACATTATATTTTAATTGAATTCGAGCCTGGTCATAGAAATTATCACGTTGGCCGTTATCAACAATATAACGATCTGTTACATTTAGGTGTGCAGTTGTTGCAACTGTACCCAAAGCTGGAGACATGTAGATTGCACTTACCTCAAACAAATCTGTTACTCCAAGAAGGTCGTAACTACCCGCAGCTGTGTTTGGTGTTGCAAAAGCAACATTTGTATTTGCAGAGAGAGTTTTAGTCTTTTCAACAATATTTCGGCGAGTAGGAGCAATAATGTTTGCGGTTATACTTGTTACGCCACTGTATGTGAGGGTGACGCTTGAACCGCCACCCACAAGGGCAACTGCGGTTGGCACAATGAACTCACCGCTACTACCACCGCTAGCGCGTACTGTTATGTAATCCGCGGGCGTTGTTGACTGAAAAATTTCATTTGTAATCGCAGAAAGTGTACATACAGAACTACCGTTAATGCTTGCTGCATCAAATTTACGTTTTACCGTATATAAATTGTCATTTGTAATGTCATCAAGACTGCGAAGTGAATTGACTGTATTGACCGGTAATGCAAACAAAAGTGAATTGTTTGATGTATCCTGCAAGCCGGATCGAAGAGCTCCGCTCGGTATAACATCAGCCACATTTGCGGTAAAAGCCGCACCGTATCCACTCTGCTGCAGAGTGATAACATCGGTATTAAACGCATAACCCGCATTCATCTGTATATCAAAAAGATACAGTTTATAAATTGCCGTTGAAGTGTTGACTGTTCCACTTACATATTCAATTGCTCTTGCACGTGCAGTACCGCGAGTAACTGAACCGCTATCTTTAAGATTGATCGTGCTAAAATTGACAATGTCGGGAAGACTTACAACGGTGTCAATGTAAATATAATTTCCAAGAGGTAAGAGAGTTGAAGCTGCATTTAAGAAGTTTTCATCTCGAGCCTTTTCAACCTCAACATAGACGGTTGATTCACTTGCAATTCGGTATCCCTTTACATATGCAACAGAAGGTTCAAGGCCGACTGCCAAGCGAGCATCTCCAAAGGTGTTAGCTTCGCTATCGGTGGTTAATTGAAGAGGATAGAGTGCTCTGAGTTGCGCAGTTGTATAACGCCCACCATTGCTTCCAGTGTTGCGCAATTCGCGCACATTCACCTGAAAAGGCCGCACCGTGTAATTACCAGATTCTTCAAAGGTTCTTTGTGCAAGAATATCTCCAAGTTCAGAGTATTCTGTACGAGCCGTTGCCTTGATATCACCATTCTCGATTACGAGCAACTGAATGATATTTGCCTCAACTCGTGAGGAAAGTAATAGCGGTTCCTTTGCTAACGTCAGAGTAATCTGATAACGATGCGCTCCGGGAGCTGAAGCATTTGGAGAACCAGCTGCATTGTCAGTGAGCGTTGAATCTGTTGAGGAAGTGACAACCTGTTCAAGGACTTTATACACAACACGAGCATTTACGTTCGTGGTGTATTTTTCAAGAATTAGACTTGCCGCGGGAGTATAAACAAAATTACCCGAAACGAAGAACACGCCTTCATTGACTGACACTCGAGTTCCAAGACCAGTTGGAAGAACACCAGATGCAGTGGCCTTTACTTTAAAGGATATAACGCCAGAGCCTGTCAGAACTTCTTCCGGAGCAAAAACAAGTGTAGTTGTATTTGTTCCCGCCTTTGTGTACTTTACAAAGAGTGTAAGAGGATCTGGCGACGCCGCTGCGCTGACCGCAAGTACTGTTGCAGTCACACCACTTGTTCCGCCCGTGAGAACTTTGCCAATGACATTTGCTGAACTTTGATTGTATGATAAGTATGTTGTACCGCCGACACTGAATTGGGTTTCGCATTTAATATATGCAAATCCAGTATCCAAAGATGCAAGGCCACCGATTGCAGCAGAACCATCCTTAAAAATATGCCGACCAAATCGATCAATCTGAGCCTGAAGCGCAGTCTGAAGCTGAGTTAGTTCTCGAGTTTGTACCGAGACGCCTGGACGAAACAAAATCCTTTGATAGTTTTTTGTCTCATCATAATCATCATAATAAGGCGCAACATTGTATGTTTTAATTGGCATATTCGGAAATATTAAAATTCAGTAATAACCTTGATATCTTCAATCTGTGAGGCAGAGCGGTTAATCGGTGCACGATTTTCAACAAAAATGATTTTTCCAGAGAATCTATCTACTTCTGGATTTTGCAATGAGGCAATGACTCCGGTTCCGGTGCTGCTCTGTCCCGTGATTGTTTCAGTTGTTACAAAGGTTCCATATCCAGTTTTATCATTTTGGTGATAGCGAACAACACCAGTTGCAGAATCCCACGAATCAAGATATGCAACGGCTCCACTTGTTCCACCCGTAAAATAATTACCAATCACCAGTGCAGAAGAACCAGTGAGAGTCATGCCTTTCAGAGCCTTTAGCGTTGATGCTGTTGCAACTGTTGTAGTTCCGTAATTAAATGGATTTTTGACAATTCCTAATTGCCGAAATGAGTTATTAATGATAAAATCGGCGCCTTCCGCACCCGTGAGGCTTATGCTCAGACCGCTATAAAATCCGCCTAATTCCTCAACTGGATTTGATCCATGACCATTTGCAGGAGAGAGAACCGCTCTGACTGTGGCCGCAGCTGAAAAACCACCACCACTTAGTGTTACATTTGCAACACTGTAGTTTGTACCGGCATTTGTATTAAAGCCCGAACCACTAGTTGTAACTGTTACTCCTGTTACAACACCACCAGCAATAGTTGCTGTGGCAAGAGCTCCAGTTCCGTCACCTACTACCGTTACAGTTGGAACAGTTGCATACCCTGTGCCGCCACTTGTGACAACATAACGATAAATTTTACCCTTGAGGGCTGCAATATTTGCATTTTGATTTGCGTATTGTGTTTGATCCGCTTCACTTAGATCTCCTGCAACACCAACAGTCTTCGTCACGGTAGTGACGGAACCCACAGTTGCGGATGATACCACAACTGGAAGTGTTACTGTTTTGACTGGAACATAAAAATTAGTAAGAAACTTTGTGGCATCCACCGTGGCTACCGTGTACATATATTTCCAGAGATATCCATCACCCAACAGAACAGGTGCAACTGTTGCGGTATCAACGGGTTTACTTGTGCTCGTTCCTGAACCGGCCTTAATGCACTTATAGACCTTATATTCGTCAGTAATAATGTAATATGGCTTTGAATAGATGTCAGGATCTTGATCATCCCATGCAACATATGTGGCTCCTGATACCCACGTGAGTGAAACATCAACATTTGAAACAGAAGCATGGCGAGGCATAACATTAATGACGTCACCCGCGGCAATTTTCTTTAATGCCGACATATTCTGATATGCGTCATTGATTTCAACAACGGTATCGAGGGGTGTCGGTGCTTCCGAATCGGTGGTGGTTGCAAGATTGGCTGACCATGCATCTGATTTACCCAGAAAGAGATAATAGCTATTTGCAAGATCCGCAACGGAGTCCTTGAAGTTATTTGCGTTAAGCGTCCGAAAAAGAGAAGTGATGATAGCAGCCATAGTGAGGATCTTTAGATATTAGAAAGAGTAATGAGAGAACCTACGTTACTCCAAGGTATTTGGTTATTTATATCATTTGAGTCGGCTTGTTCGATCGTATAATTTGCATAAGTGTGCATTTCAGTGCCTGGATCAAAGAAGTGACCAATACTCTGATATCTCTTCACTAGCATTTCAGGATGTGCAGAATTGGCCGAAACAATAGGTATTTGATCAAAAAGAAGAGTAAAGTGTGTGCCTTTGAATACTGTTGAATCATAAACCGCGGTCATAACACCAAGCTTATGGGGACTGCGTGTACTGGCAGTAGTAAAGAGACTCCGAAGATATGCTGTGCCATCGTTCTTCTTTGGAAAAGGAATCATCGCCTGAGGCACCACAAAAGACTCATTCCAGACCATTGTGGCAGTGCCAATGGTACCAGCCGCAATGGTACATACCCATGCGGTATTTCGATTCTGAGTGGATCCATGAGGAATAAACACGAATGCTGAAACCAGTTCATCACGAGTATCAGCATCGGCTGTACGAGTCCATGCTCCGGCGTTCACCTGATAGATACCATTCTGAGAGGTGGTTGTTTGATTCTTTACTAAGACGCGGTCTCCTGCAATCACAGCAAGACCGTCAATTGTCTGAGGTGCACTTAGAGTAATATTTGCCGTTGTTGCCGCAACACAGCGTTCCTTTCTACTGAAAGGCTCGCCGGAAAGGCCATCAGTAATACTCTCGGCAAACCCAACAAAAATCGGTACTGGCAAATCCTCGTCTGAAATTAACCCCGGCTGGTGAGTATGCATCGAACTATAGATTCGAACATTGTCTCTTCCGTCAATGATATCTAACAGTTTAATGTTTAAATTTTCAAGTGTAAGAGGAACAGTAATACCATTTACTTTCTGATAACCCGATAGCCACAGATCCAAATCCTGAATAATATCAACTGGAAAGGCATTTACGTTTTCAATGAAGATAACGATCTGACCAAAGAAAATAAATCCAGCCGGGTGAACCAAACGATTAAATTCATTTTTCCATGTATCCGTATTATTGCCCGTCTGAATGACATAGGAAAATTGCTGATAAAAATACGAATCCTGTAGCTTTATTGTATCCGAAAGAAATCCTTTGTTATCAACATAACCGCCCGAAGAATATCCAGTAAGCGTATTGCCACTATAGTTTGGCCGCTGCGCGGTTTCATCCCAATTACCAGAAGATGGTATCAGCATATCCTCGCGAGGATAATATACCTGTACATTATCCTGAAAAAGGATTTTAAAAAATAGGCGGATGGAATCAACCGAGCCTCTCACAGAATAATACTGGAGTAGGCTTTTGTATAGTTTTACCTTGTCAATCTGTACATTTTTAGGAATTGCCGCTGCAATTTCTTTTTGTAAAAGTGTCAGATATTTTTCGTCGACGAGGTCAATATCACGAGAATTGTTAATCGAATTAATTTCATAGCTCGGATTCCCGGACAAATTCATGTATTCATAATAACTCTTTAGCAGCTCAATAAGCGCTGCTGACTTATCGCGCAGACCCGAAGGGATTAAAGATTCTACGCGAGAAGTCTCTTTTCTTTTCCGACGAGTGCTTGCAAGAGTTTCAATTGAATACGCCATATAAAAAATTACCGGTGACGTGCCGTCGTTGTATAGATCACAGCGCCCGAAGAGCCAGCAACCGCAATCGTATCATTTTCACCAACCACGACGACTTCCTGCAAATCAATTGAGAGAAGCTGGTTTCTTTTTGGAGCAATGTCGTTTGAATTCGGAATCACAGTAAAACGAATTGCCGGAGACGCCCCGCCGCCAGCTGGTGGATCTACTATAAATCCTGAAATCGTAATATTGCCTGTTGCTGCATATAACATTCCGACTTCCTTCACCTTTTCAACGGCTCCGTTCACAAGCTTGCACATGAATATTTTTCTGTCATATGATCCTTCAACCACAAAATCTCTAAAATAATGTTCAATGCCACCCACCAAAAAGGCATTTGTTGAGAGTACAAATGAATCGGAAGAACTCTGATAAATCGGACCCGAGAAATTTAAATCAAAGTAGTTGTTATTTGTATTGGATGGAATGGCTTCTTTATACATGAAGACGCGAATTGTGGAATTCAGGATGGACGGTTCCGCATTATCAATCTCTCTTAAAAGTTTTGAATGCCGAAACACTCCATCGAATTTTAAAAGATCGTCATCATTATAGGCAATCACTGCCTCACGTACGAGCGTCTGTAATTCAACAAGAGCACTGTCTGTTAGATTTGCATTGTATTTAAAAAATACATCCAGCTCAAGATAGGTATAATCGGGATCGACTAAAATAGGAGTAATTGAGACCACATTCTTACCCGCAAGAACAGAGGATAGAATCGTGGTTTTCTCCGCACTCGTGAGAGTTTCTGCTCCAATGGGTTTTACTGAAATATAAACCTTTCCGAAATTTGGAACAACATCATCCTCACCACCCCATACTGAAATTGCCTCAACGTTTGCTACGTTCTTTAAAATAATTGCTCGATAATCATCCGCAGTGACTGCTCGGTTCTGTGCGGTAAAGGTGAGAGGCGCATTATACCGAATCGATTCAATTGATTCGCGAACTCCGCCACCGTATGAGTCTGTTGCAACAGTGACCGCAATATTGGTATAAACAATATTCGGGATACTACTCGAAATAGGATCAACGGAAGTAAATAGATTGGCTCCGTCTGCAACAGTTCCATCCGTATAGACGTATTCAATCTCAACAATATTATTTGCGGTTGGCATCTTACCTAGAATACCATCTCCAAAGTAAATCTCGTAGAGCCCTTGAGGAGTTTCCTGTAGGTAATAAATTTGAGAATTCTCATTGATGTTTACAAGTGATGTAAATTGCGTATAGATCGAATATGCATTGTCTTCGCTATTTGCCTTTAACCTTACGCGCATCGAGCTTGTATCAATGTTTACATCAGGAATTTCAAATTTCTGATTTCCAAGTGAGGTATCAACTCGATAGATCATTCTCTTGAGCGCACCTTGTTGAACCGGAATATTCGTAAAGGTATATTTACCTCCATTCACTGGTTCAACATGGGATTCAAGAGCAACGAAGTAATAACGAACTTGATCCACTACTGTGGAAAATCGAGTTCCTCGTAGAATTGTTGCCTGATCTGCAATAGTCGTGCCCGGAGTAACGACAACATTAATGACGGCCTTTGATGAAGCTAATGATCTCGGAACATACCCCAAGAGCTTTGCATGAGAGACGACATTTCCGCGAATCTGCGCTGAATCTAAAAACGTCTCATTCAATGAGAGATGCGCCACCATTGCATTGTAGTGAGTATTATACGCGAGCACATCAAGAAGAACGGAAAGGCCCGAGCCGTTGAAATCCCAATCGTTGTATTTTGATTGCGACCGAAAATGAGCCTTGATTGAATCCTTGATCGTGGCAAAATCAAGTTCGGAGACGTTGAATGAAGACATATGGCAAAAATTAAATTAACGGAGACGCGAGAGAAAGAGTGTAATATCTACTTCAAGATTTCTAGAAATGACTCGAAATGTTAAATTTACATGATATCGATTATTATTCGAATCATCTATCACCTCTGTAATAATTGAATCGATTCGAGGTTCATTCTTTCGAAGGACCTCAAGAATTGACTGTTTTAAACGAATGATTGTAATGATATCGGCAGGTTCAAAAAGGATATTACTCAGATTTGATCCTAGATTTGGCCGGAATGGCCGTTCATGAAAATTAGTGAATATCAAATTTTTGACTGCATTAATAACAGCATCTGTATCTGTTAAAGGCATAATATCACGAAAAATAGGATGAAGAGTCAAGGACAGATCAAGGTCGGAATACAGCCGGCCACTCGAAACGACGGATGCTTTCTTGCCCGACGTGTTATAATCCGAAAAGGTTTGAACAGAATTTGCCATGAAGAGTGTAGCCTATTTATATGCTTCTAACGATACTATTAGTAGTCATATCTTTGGCTGCGCAGCAATTGCAGCTGCGGTTTTTGCTGACAATGTGCCTGCTTCAGCCGCTGATGTTTGTTGCGCCGCATCAAGGCCAGTAATTGATGCAAGATTGTTACTCAGCAGATCGTTGACGGTAGTGAGCGGATTAGTACTAAAAGAAGCCTGAAGATTTTTGAGCTTGTCAGCAAACGCATATGCCTGCTTTAGCTGTAGAAAGATTCCTTCATCAGGTATTGCCGGAATAATATCATTAATATCTGGCATTTTGATATTTGAGCAGTCCAGGTTGGCCAATTTATCCTGGACTGCCTTTAAGAGTTTAGCAAAGGCCTTTACTAAAAGCGCATATGTTGCAAGTGCATCAAGATATTGAACATATGCCTGACCTGCCAAGTTTTTTGCCCATTTAATTAATTTAGCAAGACTTGTCGGAGGAAGCGCAACTCCCGCCAAACGAGCCATTTCTTCTAACATGGCTGTTAGCTTGTCTTTAATCATTTTTGTCAATTCAGCCATTACCTTTTCTAATTCACGGCAATCAGGAATTTCCTCAATTTTACGTGCAAGATCGTCAATTTCTTTTGTGTTTATTTTAGCCATAATTTATTTCTCCTATTATATGATGATTAAGAACTGTAATTAGTAACAATTCCATTTGATATCTGAAGGCCACCTCCGCCTATTGGTACCCAACCGGAAAATCCAGAGTTAACCGTGATCCCTCCAGTAAAAGTTGCCCCACCAAAGCCAGAAGTAAATCCGTTACCCGGAAAATTTGGAATTGTCCCTGTTTTATCGCCCGCGGCCAGTTTTCCACCAGAGCTCATTCCATTCGGGTGACCCATAATGACTGCCTGAGCTACTGTCTGAGCTTTTGGTGTTTCTAGAGTGCTATTTCCTACAACTTTAGTTATAGAATGACCATGTACATACTCTGTTTTATTCTTGCCAACTTCTAGAATGTAATTTCCACGAACATAGTGGCGTAAATCCCCTTCAACGGTGAGCCTCACGTTGCCCCTAATATGAACAGAATCATCTTTGACAACTACTGTTTGATTGTCACCCACAACAGTAGTTGTTTTATTTCCACCGCTGTCAACTTCTACATATGTGCCGGCTTTATGAAAGTCAAGAGTTCTTTCGTGTTCAGGAGTATCATCTATTTCACGAATGTGGCCCGACTCACTGCGAAATACGTGATTCTTTGGATATTGTGGCTTTACAACCTTGCTAATATTCCAATTAAACCACAGATATTCTGGCTGTGAATAAAAAGGCGCTCCATGCATTTCAGGTTCCTGTGCTACAGGAATTGCTTTTTTTAAATATTTCTCTCTGGACTTATACGCCTCTGATTGAGCAAATTGTGTTCTTGCCTCAAGCGGAGTGTCAGGAGTTCCTAATTTAGCTGAAAGAGGATACTTTCCCTCAGAATCAGAAAACCCCTTCTCTTTATTTGGCTGTTCTTCCGTCATTGCTGGAATTGTTCCAAGAACAATAGGATCCTGTGCGGATGGGCCGTCACGGAAGAAACCAATTACCCAAGAACCCGGTAGTACTCCTGTTGCCGACATTCCAATTCCCGACATTGATGCAGAGTTTACAGGAGTCATCACCGACGCCCAAGGCAGATCTGCGGTTTTAATAAGACCACGATCATCCGTATGATAACCAATGCAACGTACTCTTATGCGGCCCATCTGCAGTGGATCATTCACATCCTCCACGACTCCGGTGAACCAGGAAAACACACCACCCATAAAACTGTCAGGAGAGTAACTCATACCTTTAATGCTTCTGCAGAATATGCATCAGTGTTTGCACGAACATCGCAATAATACTGTTTTTCAAATTTATGAACAACCGAAGTGATTAAATAGTATCCGCTAAACATTTGCTGATCCTTGACGGTGTCCATTTTACTTAGTTCTTTTGTTGGCGGCTTAAACGTTGATCTTAAGCGCAGGTAAACAATTTTACCCGAATGAAAATCCAGGTCACCCGCAATAGTAAAGTCATGAGATATAAACTGCATATTTTCATTCACTGAATTTGCAAAATTTATAAATTTATTTCTTGTTGCACTATGATAGTTATTATTATTTCCAAGTGATTTTCCGTTCAACGGAATGTAATTAATATTTGCATCACTAAATCGTGAAAGTGTTAATTTGTTTCCGGCCGGGTCAGCCGATCGCGGAGCATCGGGATCAATTATTGCTTCGCGAGTTTCTGGAAGAAATGCATGAGAAAGAGGAGAATTTGCTCCAATTTTCGCCATATACGGAAACTGCACATCATAATCAAAATCAAGAGTTTCAATTTTCTTTGACGAAATATTCACATAAACAGATTTTGAGGCATAGGCTCCATTTATGCTGGACAAATATTTTGATATTCCGATATTTGAAGCTAAATTTAAAATGCGGCTCTTTCTTTGTTGAAAATCCTTTGCGCTTCCAACCTCGTTCTGAAAGAAGTGTCCATCACTATATTCATTAACATTACTCTCTTTTGCCCTTGCATTAATATCCATATGCGATTCAATATGAATTTTTCCGTCAAGAGTTTCATAGCAATACCATGGGCTTCCGTGTGAATCATAACAACGCCGAAGGACCCACAGAATAGCGTCTATTGGATTTAGATTTGGAACAATAAATGAAACTAATGGTGAAGATTGTTTACTTAGAACAATATCTGATTCTTTTACTCCCAAACTGCTAGTTAGAGTTTCTTTAATAAAATTCGCCATTGTACCATTAAATGCCCTCGAAATCTTTTTAAGTTTTGATAGGTACACGTGCTGCGATACGCCTTTTATAGTATAAACCTCAATTCTATTCTCCATTTTTCCATAAAGAGGATACTCAGTAACAAAAAACATTCTACTTATTGTTTTAGGCTTGGGCCTTTCTTTAGGAGCACCGGGTTGTGTGTTTGCGGCTTCTGCATCAGGTTCGGGCCCGACACCCTGTGTTAAATTTACAGTAATAGTCTCCTGACCTGTTAACTGACCAATTTCGAAAAAATTAACAGAATCTTTTATATTGATCGAAAGAATCAGACCAGCGTGATATATGCTTTCGGTAATTGAAAAATCAGTTTGTAGTGCAGTTAAATTATATGTTTTGCCATAATGATTTTCCAGAATAATGCTCGTGACCTGATATGCTTCTGGAATATGACGAACATCACCAACTGCATTTTGTAAATTTACCGTTCTACTCATGACGCATTCTTATTAATTAGACTATAATATAATTGAACAAACTTATAGATGTAATCGGGGTGAATGATTCGAATCCTTGATCTTTCCTCGTTTACTTCAATTTCATATGCTCGGTTCGAAATCGCAGTCAGATCCGCCTCAGCTGTTCCTGGTTGATTTAGATTTGGTCCATCATTGATTCCTTGTTCGTCAACGTGCACACTATTATATGATATTAACCCCTCACTATTTAAATAGTGATGCGGAGCATCCGGAGAACTATAAACCTTAAATGATGTAACACTATCACCTGAACTCTGACCAGTGATTATTTCGGTATCTTGAAACAGCCTCTCAACTTGAGCAATTGATACATGCGCTCTGGAACATTTAGATATAGCACCGATAAGTGACAGACCCACCGTAAAATCTCCAGATACATATCCAACAATAAGACTCGTCTGTGATTCAACTTCAAAAATAAGAGCGGATCGAATTGTTCCATTTGGCAGAGTCATTGAAATACTTTCTCCCACAGTATAGGTGGGATGAGCGGTTCCAGTACCAGTACCAACTCCAGTCGCCGTAAAAACAGAGCCAACTGTGTTTGTTGCAGCTCCAGGAAATGTTGTATTTCCAACTGTTACAATTTTATAATTGGCTCCTACAACAAAGGAACCGGCAGTCAATGCAACCGGTGCAGCAACGGTAAGGCGAAATTGAGCAAGAGTAACTGCCTTAAGTTGGCTTTGTTGAATATTTTTGCTTATTACAATTCCACGTGCACTTGAGGTACTTCCAAAAATTGTCTCAGCAAATACAAACCGATTGGATAGCGAATTTGGTTGATCTACAATTAAACCGTCGCCATCTCGAGCAATATATGGCCGAGTTTCAATCGTTGTTCCAGGATACTCTTCAGCAATATATTCGATCAATTCCTGCTCGGGCATTGGCCACCCCGAAATTCCATTCTTTAGATGTTCATTTATCAGAAAAAACACCCAGTAATATTCCGGTGTGCCATAAAGCGAATTGGATACAATGTCGGGCCGTTCACCATCTCTAATCTGATAATCGATGTACGTTGCAATTTCATGAAAATATTGTTCATTCGCCTTTACGAATCGAAATAAATCAACAATATTTGTATCGATGCCGTTGGAGCCGAAATCGTATGGTATCTTAGGAAACTGTTGAAAGAATGGCATGAGGATAAATTAGAATCTGTTAATCAAGGAAAATCAACGGGTCTGTTCTCGGATAATTTTACAATATCCGAAAGAGTAAGGGCTCTGGTTTCTTCAAATGTTAACTGAACATCTGTTTCGACCGGATGACCATCCGCGTGAAACATATTACCGTTACTGTTATATACCGCACTCATTCCTGTAAGATAACAGTCGTATATTGCCGGCAGTTTTCTATTTTCTTCAGACTTGCCGCCGTCATAAAACTTTATATTCCATATTGGAGGATATGTTAAAATTAGATCATTTCCCATCGGATACATATTTTGCCGAAACCTTTTCACAATTTCAGTAATTGTAAACGCCTCTTTTTGATCCTTTGGCATCATTTTAAATGAAAACTGGAACTGGCGTACTCCGCTATTCTGAAATGCAGTATTTGTATTTGGAGCAATCACCTGCCTAGCTCCAAAATCTACAAAATTTGCAACATTATCAAATCCTGTTTGTCTGGCCGCAAGTGATGCAACTGCTGCGACATCTGCACTTCTCATTTGATTCACGAGTGTTCCTGCCGCCGCACCAAGCGCACCGCCCGCGCCGGACATAAATCCACCTTCATTCACAGCCGCTGTTGTTGCTCTTGCAATAGCCTTACCTATAATTCCAAGATCAATGGTCGAATACTGCATTTGATCCGAAAAAGAAATACCTGGAGGAATTGGAAGATAGATCGACCTTTCTCCAGTAGCACCTTTTCGGGCAACAAAACCTATAAACGGAAACTTTAGCGCTGTGGCAGTGAGATTAGATGGAAATAAAAGAGGGACTTCTACTCTTGTCCATATATCAGCGGGACCGTCAAATTTTGCAATTGCAGGTCCATTGCTTTGCCGTTTTGACACCCCATCAATGATCTGCTGAGGTGTTGAAGCCGTCGCCGCAGGCGATGGGCTGTTTGTGGTATTAGCATTATTTTTAGGAGGCACGCCGGGATCTTTGAAAAACCTAAATCCATCATCAACAACTGGAGCTTTTACTGCTTCTGACGTGCCGGGAGCGGGAGGATTCCATTTAGCAAAGACTTTATCTGCCACGGCCGTGGGCACCGCAGTTAATGCGACAACAGCACTACGGACCCCTGCTGCTAAATTGCCAAAAGTAGTTCCATCCGCTGCACCTCGGCCGGCCGTACTATCACTTTGAAAAACATCGGCCATCAGAGTGCACTCCCAACTTTAAATTTTGTTCGCATAAATAGTATTTTAACTATTTATATGGCATACCGAGGTCGATTCAGTCCAAAGAACCCAAGTAAGTACCGGGGTGACGTGATTGGCATTGTCTATCGTTCACTCTGGGAGCGACAGCTTTTTCGGTGGTTGGATGAGCAATCTTTCGTTGCATCATGGTCCTCCGAGGAAGTTGTAATACCCTATCGATGCAAGACGGATGGCCGAATCCATAGGTACTTTGTGGATGTCAAGTTTCAATTTACTGATGGTCGCATTATGTTAATCGAGGTGAAGCCATCAAAGGAAGTGAGTCCACCCAAGAACACTGGAAGAAAGACGCGCAGATACATTACAGAGGTTATGACCTATGCCAAGAACATCTCGAAATGGGAGGCGGCCACTGAATATGCCGCGGATCGAGGATGGATCTTTGAAATCTGGGATGAAACCATGTTGAGGAAACTGGGTATGAAGATCCTTTAGGATTGTGATATAAATAGATGATCTATGGCAGTCTCACTCTTTACTACTCTTGAAAAGGAGTTCACCACGACGGGCTTTGAAAAGCGTTCCGTCCAGGCTCGAGCATGGTTCACTCAGAGAGTTAAAGAACTGAATGGTAAAATTAACCGAGTCACGCTGTTAAAGGATGAGAATTTAACAGTTCGATCCATGCCAATATGGGGATCGATGTACATGTTTGTGTATGATCCAAAGCTAAAGAAAGAATTACCCTATTACGATCGGTTTCCTTTAGTGTTAATCATTCAGCCCGCAGAAGGCGGGTTCCTGGGTCTGAATCTTCACTATCTACATCCAAAAATTCGTGCAAGGTTTCTGGACAAATTGATGGCAACAATCTCGGCGGATAAACTCACAGAAAAGACTCGGTTAAAGGTTCGTTATAGCCTGCTTGCTTCGGCAAAAAGACTTCGCGAATTTGCACCGTGTTTAAAGCATTATTTAAAGAGCCACATGAAAACCAGAGCTTCTCAGGTATTTGCTCCGGAATGGGAGACAGCAATCTTTCTTCCGACTGAACACTTCAGAGGTGCCACAAAGAATAAGGTATGGCTCGAATCACGTAAACAATTTCAGAAAATTTGATCTAAATGGCAACACTACTCAAAAAAATCACTAAGACTCTTTTTGGCGGCGTTGGCGGCCGCGCTAACTCAATTGGCGATTTAAAGTCTTCGATCACTACACATGGTGGAGTTGCTAACGAAAATCGGTTTGCTGTAAGCTTTACTCCGCCGGGACAGACCTTGTTTAATATAGATCTGCGTAATATTATCACATCTTTCGTCTCAAAGACATTCAAGCCAAAGAGTCTGCTCAACTTAGGGCCAGACATTACAATCCTATGTGAATCCTGCTCATTGCCGGGAAGACAGATCATGACTCTGGATTATCAGTCGGAGAAACATGCTGTAAAACGACCCTATAGTTTCTTTAATGAGGAGGTTAATTTTACCTTTCTTCTCACAAATGATTATTACATGAAGAAAATGTTTGATAAGTGGTCGGAACAAATCATGGGATTTAGTAATTACCGCCTGAATTATCTTAACGACTTTACGACTCAGGTCACAATATCTCAGTTAAATAAGAAAAACATCCCCATCTACACTGTGGTATTACATAACGCATACCCCATTACATTTAACTCAATTGCGCTCGACAATACCGTGGAAAATTCAGTTCAAAAGTTTTCTGTAACCATGGCGTATGAAAACTTCTTCGTGAACAGCGTTCCTGCAGAAGGAACACTCTCAGCAGATCAGCGTCTTGGCTTTAACAAGGCACAGACGGAGCAACTCGCGGCCGAGCAAGAAGACTTTATGAACGGATAATACTTTTCGATTGATTAACAACTAAATCATACCTATATGCCACTACCGATTATTGAAACACCAAAATATGAAACAAAGCTTCCTTCCACTGGAAAGAAGGTTTTTTACCGGCCCTATCTTGTCAAGGAAGAAAAGATGCTTATGATTGCACTTGAGTCTGCTGATTCAAAGCAAATCATGCAGGCAGTTAAAGATACGATTTCAGCATGCACATACAATAAGGTTGATCCGGGTGAACTACCCATTTTTGATCTTGAGTATATGTTCCTTCGGCTCCGTGCAAAATCTGTGGGAGAAATCTCAAAGCTCAACCTAAAATGTAC